TTGATAGAACTGCGCTTGTAGATTCACGGAAACCTGTGTTGTTGAACTCGTGCTCTTCCACGCCGACCTAGGCTGGTAGGTAAAGGTACGGGCTACGCTTCCCGGGATGGCAACATAGCGAACAAATCGCAAATACTGCCCCACCGCCGTGCCAACTGGGATGGTAAAGCGAATCTTGCGACCAGAGGCAACCGTAGAATCCTCAACGGAGGTTGCCGTAATCTGCGCCCCAGACACATAGTTAGACTCAAGGGAGAAGTATGGCAAGGCGTTATCTGGCTCAACAATGGCTGCGTCTGGGTCTGGAGGAGTTGCCTTAAAGGTTCCGTTCTGCACCATCGTGTAGATGCCAGCGGACAAAGAAGAGCCAAGGGCATAGGACTTTGCGCCCGTTGAATCCGTAGACAACAGCGGAGCGTCGGTATCCGCAATGATGTCGCCCTTATAACTGGCTAGTGATCCGTCGTTAGAGCCAAGATTCTGTGACATTAGCCCAGCCTCTCTACATTCCACTTGCCGCCAATGCGTCGGAAATCGCACTCAATCTCTAGGGTAGCCTCCGTCGTACCCTTAGCGAATGACCATGTTACCGCCTCAATTCTAAGCAACTCGCCAGCGATTCCTAGGGCTGGGGCAGTGACCTTAATCCATTGGTCCGGAAGGATTGCCGTAGCCAGCATGTAGGTGGATGCTGCTGTCTGCTTGTACCCCTGCGCGTAGCCGTAATCATGGGCAGGGTTTAAGGTTTGACTCAGGTTAGCGCCAGCAACCGTAATGCGGACTGTTCGCATTGGTTGAGCGCGCATTGCCAGCATGCCGTTACCAAACTTGTCAATGAAGTCGTCTCTGGTTGTATTGGTTACGCCCTTAACTTCGGGTAGGTCAACGAGCGCCATGGGGATTGCGCCTTGCCTAGTCGTAAAGCCCGGTCCTGATTGACCGCTGAGGTTATAGGTACGGGTATACGGATCGGTTGCGTCGTCTAGGGCGGAGTCAAAGTCTCCGCATCGCGTGAACACCTTCTTAATAATCTGCTCATGGTCGTATTGAACTGCCATCTGCGTAGCCGTTAACTTGCTTGTGGTGGTTCCGCTTGATCCTGTCGGATTGGCGGATGCCGCGTCGGTAACAATCTCAAAGGGAGCATTGGCGTAGGTTGGGGCGGTCTTCTTGCTGTAGTTAATGCGCCCGTTTGCGTCAATCCAATACTTGCGGGCAACTGTGTCTGACCCTCCAGCCGCCTCGGAAATGGTGTCCATAGCGCCACGAAGAGTAGACACTGCGACCTTGCTGACCACTGAGTTGATTGTCTTTGCCACATAGCCCGCATCAAAGACCGCTCGCGTTGCTGTCTTGCCTGAGCCAGAGATAGCCGATGTGTTGATTAGCCGCCTCGTAGCGGCATCGCTTCGGAGGTCAACATAGTAAAGGACCTCGTTGATGATGTCTTTGTCGGTAGTCTTGCTTAGGAAGATCGTGCCAACTGCTTGCCTACCCGAACCAATCTTTCCCTTGCGGGCAACAATCTTGTCTAGGAAGTTAATCGGGTCTGCCCCTGTGAACTGAACCTCAACGCCGAGCGACCGCATGCGAGCCTGAACATTTGTTACATAGCCAAGAAGGATTGGCTGTGTGGCGCTGTGCCGTGTGTCGTAGAACCGAATAACTGCGGTGTCCGCCATTGCCATGAAGCATGGAACGATTGCCACCGAGCCGCCGCTTGAGTACGCGCCCGTAGCCGCGTTTGTAACGGTGAACTGCGTTGAGGAAGCCGAGGCTACCGTGACTTTGGTGAGGTTGTACGCCACTGGCGTTACCCCAGTAATGGTGACTACGGAGCCGACGGACAAGGTGTTTGCAGCCGTATAGGTGACCGTTGTGCCGTTTCCAGATACTCCAGTGACCGTAAATGCCGTACTGACATCGGGCTGAGTAATAGTAAACGCCATGTTTGCAGCCGTGCCAGAGCCTGATGTGGTGATGGAGAACGACTCAAGGGATACCCTTGGTTTGTCTTGCTGTAGCCCAGATGGGAATGCAATCAAGTCTCGCGCTGTGCCTAGCCCGTTAGCGCCGGGTAGCGGGTCAGCGTTTGGGTCTACAACCCCCGCTCCGACAATGCCTTCAACAAAGAGGAGGTACGGAACTGCCATTACTGAAGAATCCGCGACCCCGGCTTACCGGGGGTCTTTGCAATAACCCTTGAAATCATGTCGTCAAGCGGCTTGTCGTTGAGTACAACTGTTACCTGCGGAGCCTGACCTCCGTTAAGGGCTGAGGCTGAGTAATACTGGGCAATGGCGTTACCGACATACTTTCCGTCCTTGTATTTGCCCGCTTCGTACTGGTCGTAAGTGTATTGCTGCGTTCCTGTCGGTCCTGTCGGCGTGCCAATGCCGTCAACTGCTTCGCCAATAGCCCCACCAATAGCCTCGCCAATTGCGCCACCGACCATTCCGCCGAGCAGCGGACCAGCAATAGGAATCCACGACAGGAGTCCAGCACCAATTGCCGTACCAGCCGCGCTGCCAACTCCCTTACCAATCGCCTGACCTACGCCATTACCTTCGGCAAGAGCGTTTGCACCAGCCAAGATGCCGCCAATGAGAGGAACCCCTGCGCCAACCGCCTTAAGTCCAGTAGAGGCTACCTTTCCAACCGCGCCCAATCCCTTACCAACAACGCCAAGACCCTTACCAACCGCGCCAGCCCCTTTGCCAACTGCCGCTGCCCCACCCATTGCAGCCCGCCCAACTCCAGATGACGCAATTGCACTGCCAACGCTAGAAACCCTTCCAGCGACCGCCGAACCTGCACCCTTAACTGCGCCAATGGCTGAACCGCCAACTCCCTTAATTCCGCTTGCGAGGGTTGAGATACCTGTCCTCTGCGCCACCATAGACCCGACAGAGCCAACCGCTCCAGCGAAGCGAGCAAGTCTGCCGAACTGGCTAGAGCCAGTAATCGCGCCCTTCCAATTGCTAAACCCTTGGGAGATGCGGTTAAAGATGCCGGGTTTGCGCGACAATCCCGGGGGAACTGGCGGTCCTTGCATTGCGCCCATGCCCATACCAGCACCGCCCATAGGCATACCCATGCCACCACCGACAACCGATGCGGCGTTGAGGTAGACCGTGTTTGCACTCATGCTCATTGCGCCCATGCCGCCGAGAGCGCCAGCGCCCGCTGCGGCAACTCCGCCTACCCCCTTTGGTCGCAAGAACGATGGCAGCAACGCGCCACCTAGCCGACCAAAGATTCCGGGCTTGCCGCCACCTGCGCTTGGCATTGTCGGCATACCCTTACCACCGCCACCGCCACGCATACCGCCAAAGAAACTCAACGCCTGAAGCGTACCCGCGCCACCCGCAAAGAGTCCAAGCGTGTCCATGGCTGATGTTCCTGAGTCTGCTCCTCCCGCCATGTATCCACCGAGACCAAGAGAAGCAAGCATGCCAAGACCCGGCATCTTCTTGAATAGCAACTTAGAGAGAAGAGCGCCGCCGATTGTGGCAACTGCGGCAGTTTGCGCTCCTTGTCGGTTTACTCCAACGCCAGCAGAATCCAGCGCAGTACCAATCAGCGGGATTCCACCAAGGCTAATGTTTTTACTTGAAGACTGTGGACCGCGACCCGGCTGTGGCATGAACTCAGGGTTGGTTGAGCCGTATTGGATGCCCGTGTAGGTTGGACCGCTGCCTGTTGGGCTTCCAGTAATAAACGAAATGACGCTATTTGCCATGCCCAAGATTTCCTTAACAAGTTCTCCAAGCGCGCTCATTGCCTTGCCAAGAGGTCCTTCGCCGTTAACTCCCCACACCGCTTTAGCCATCTTTAGGAAGCCCTCAACAAGACCACCCGGTCCTGCAATCTTCTTAATAATTGGGTCAATCTCGGCAAGGAACTTAGGAATCTTCTCCGTGATAAACGCTGCCACGCCCGTAATGACTGGCTTGATCTGCGGGAGGATGTCCTTATTGAGCGTCTGAGCAATCTTGAGCGCAATAGGGAGGAACGCGCGACCAAATTCTTGCTTTAGGTCGCCAACCGTGCTGTGGAAGATTTTAAATTGCTTCTCCACGCCCTTCGCGGACTCAGCAGCCGTACCGCCGTACTTCTGCATGATCATGTCAAGGACTCCCTGACCCTTGACTACCTCTTTGACATTTTTGGTTACGGTCTTGTACGAAGCGCCCCACTTGGCGTTCTCAACTCGTACTCGCTTAGTGACTGTCGTGGTCTTGGTTGTCTGAATACCAAGTCGCTGAAGTGATTTGCCTTGCCCAATAAACGCGCGAGACACAAGCATGGAAGCCTTGGAGAGACTGATGTTCTGGGCAGCCGCAACTTCCATTGCCGCGCGCTGAATGTCAATTGCTTGCCCAGCGTCCTTAGCAAATGGGATGATCGTTGCAAGGCTTGACTTGATTTCGTCGCTGCTAAACGCCAACTTCTTGCCCGCTTCAACCTGCTGCATGATGGCGGTAACGCTTTCCTTTGTTGCCATGTTGCGAGCCTTAAGAACTCCGATCAGGCGCTTGTTAACCTTCTCCTCTTCCATTGCCGCCTTTGTGGCATCGGTAATAAACTTTGTTGCGGCAACAATGGCAATTCCAGCAGCGGCAAAGGCGACTTTGATGCCCATTCCCGCGCGCTGGGAGGCTCCCTTGAGTCCACCTAGGTCTCTTGAGACATCCTTAATGGCGCGACTGGCATTGTTCTGCGCCGTGATCTGAAAGTTCATCTGCTCAGACATGTCTTACTCCACCATTCCTACGCGCTTGGCATACGCGGACTGCGAGCGAATTAGTTTCTTGTCGCCCTTAGCAGTAATCGCAATAGCGCCAACTGTAGCCTGAAGCGCCTTGTTGTTAATGAGTTCCGTCAGCGCACCCCTGACCACATCGGCAACCTCGCTCCTAAAGTCCTTGGATACCTCACGAACAAAGGGGCGACTCGGCAATGCGGATCGGGTGTAGGTCTGAAGAAGACCAAGTTCTTCTAGGCGCTGGTTGTATACGGCAGCCCTGCGCCTCTTTGTAATGTTGTTAAAGGTCATTCCCATGCGCTTGTCCTGAGCCTTCCAGCGCGCTCGGAGTTGCGCGCGCGCGGAGATTGCGCCCTTACGCGACCACTCTGTGCCAGTTCCCGACACAACTGCGCGACCGTAGTACGCGCCAGTCATGTCCTTGCGGTTGCGCCCGGGGAAGATACCAACGATGGCGGATGGCTTCTTGTACTTGCCCATGCGGGAGACAATAGAGTCTCGCAAGCGCCCCGGGTGCGGGTCTCCCTCTGCGGCAGAGCCAACTGGGGCAGCCGCCTCCATGTGTGGCTCCAGAAACTTAGCGCCCTCTAGGGCGGCGTAGCCAATGAACTGCTGCATGGCTTGCTCTTCAAAGCCAGCAGCCAACTGAAGCCGTAGGCGGTCAATTACCCCAAGCACATCGTCCTCAATGCTTAGGGAGATCGCCTTGTTCTTGGAGCCAAATAGGCTAAATACCACGCTTTTTTCCCTTCGGCTGAGGCTTGGGTTGCATCTCTCTAAGGATAGCGTATGTCGCCATGACATCTGCTGCGTCCTCTTTGAGCAACTTCCAAGGCAGCACGCCGAATTCTTTTCCTACGGTGTAGAAGATGAGTTCAGCGGGTAGGACGGCTGAATGCCCCACGCTCAGGCGGGCAGCCGCCGTCCTCACATAGGGGGGATGCTGCTTACCGCTTCTCCCCATAGTTCCATCAACTGGGTCAGCGCCTCAATCGGCGCGTCAAGCACATCTGCGTAGTGCTCGCCAGTTTCTGGGTCGGTAAAGTTGTGGCTCTTGACCAGTTTGGCAACCGTACCCAACTGCTTGTCAAAGATTGGTGACTGAAGGTCAATAAGCACGCGCGCAGGAACTCGCCGTACCTGCATGATTGCCTTCCAGCCCTCAAACGGGGCGCGCAACTGAATCTCTTTGGTGATTGCAATAGGCGTTGGGGCAACCTCTGCCACTGGCTCTGGGGCGGCTACAACTGCTGGTGTTGCTTCGTCGGTCATTATGCCCTCCTATCTACTACTTACGGCGCTGTTGACAGCCCGTTCTTCAACTCAATGAGCAGGGTCTTTGATGCCCCTGCAACATCCGTAACCAACTGACCCTGCACCGTGACGGTCGTAAGACCGTCTTCGGCATTAGCAATCGGTGTCACTTCTGTAGGAATGAACGCGAGGCAGATGTTTGCGCTGCGGAGCGCGGTTGATGCCAAGCCGTTTGTCCACTCAAGGCGAAGATACTTGACTGATGCGCTCTGGTATGCGTCGTAGAGTTCCGTGATTGCAGCAGCGTTAGCCGAAACGGTCAGAGAAATCTGACCCATAAACGGCTCGGACTCAGCATGGGTTGCCATCGTAAGCGTGCCGCTCTGGTACGCCTGTCGGGCATTGCCGGGGGTGATGTCCAGTGACCAGTCAAGCAAGTACGAATACGCCGTACCCTGTGTGACTGTTGGGAACGAGGTGTGGAAGTACGGCTTCCAGAGGCGACCCGGCATGTAGGTGACGGAGGACTGAACGGTGTCCGCAAGCGTCGTGCTGTCCTTTGCAAGCGTCTGGGCAAAGAACTCCGCTCGCGCGGTCGTAGAGCCGTTTCGGTCTGCCGAGATGCTCAGGCTGGTCAGCATGCTGTAGTTAGTCAGGAACGCCTGTGCGCCGTCTGTCACCACAAGGGAGTAGGACTTTGGGCTGTTGCTGGCGGTCATGCTGATGTCGTAGGTCCATGTGTATGGGTTTGCAGCGCCCGTTGGCGATACTGCCTTAATACCCTGAAGGTAGAACACCCAATCTTCTAGCGAAAGGCTAGGGGCATCAAGGCTGATCGTTGGCTCCTGAGAGACCACAACTGCGGTCGTGCCGAGGATTGGGTTGCGGAGAGCAACTGCTCGGTCTTCGCCAAGTTCAATGTTAGTGCCGGGGTTAATGATGCCAGTAGGACCAACAACAAGTCGTCGCCCACCCGAAGTAAGGGTTGGGGATGTGCCGTAGGTTGTCTCACCAAAGGCAACTGCCTTGGTAAATAGAATGTTACCTGCTGTTGAGACTGGCATGTCTTACTCCTCTACTTCCGAAGCGGCTTTGGCAACTCGCGGCGCTTCGGTTGCCACGAACTCCTTGATAAGCCCAGCCTTCAGGTACGGAGCAGCATACACCCGATCAACTTCAGATGCGCTTCCGTCCGCCTTGATCCCGGGGATAACTGCGCCGTCGGCAAGGGGCTTTACCAGCACCACCGTAATCGTTGCGCTCTCAGTAGTCTCAGGCTTGATAATCAAGACTTTCCCCTTTCACACAGGTAACCGTGGCTTCCACTGTCACGAACTCATCCCCAGCATACATGTCTGCACCGATGCGTGTGGAATCAACCGTCGCCAAGTCTACCAGACCGCCGAGGGTTACATCGCCCACAAAGATGTCTCGGAGCGCCGTCCGATAGGTGTGGAGGGCGGGGAATCGGCGGGCAAAGTCTTGCGGGCTGCCAAGGTACAGACGAACCGTAAATGAGCAGGTCACCTTGCGCGCGGAGGCGTAATGCTCAACCCGATCTGAACTCGGCAGGACTACCGCATAGGGCAGAACCTGCAACTTGTCGGGGGGAGCCGCAGTAGCCCCACGAATAGCGGCAACGGTGGAGGCGACCGTTACGGTGGCTACCCGTGCGGCTACTGCGGCGGCGATACTGGAGTCTACAAATGCCATGGCTGAAGTCTACCTTATGGCTTTGCGTGCGTTGGGATGACCGTGGCGTTAATGGTGACTGAGGCTGGTCTGCCTTCAAATTTAGGGAGTTGCACATCCCAACTATCTACTTGGAAATGCGTGTTGCGAGGCAAGATGACCTCTTGCTCCCCGTGCTGGCTGCCGAACTCAAGGGCGCGTAGGTCTAGCGCGGGAGCGCCCTCTGGCACTGTAATGTTCCAACGGACGCTGGTAGGGATTTGGTTGTCGTCTAGCCCCTCGGTATCCCATCGGTTGGCAAAGTATTGGGTGGACTGCCCCGTTGTGTCTAGGGATGTACTGACAAAGCCAGCGTCTGAGAACACCGCCCCTTGGCTAATGTCAAAGCCGTACAGGTTTAGGCTGCCGCCAGCGGCTGCTGCCTCTAACTCGTCTAGGTAAATAATTGGCGAGGATGCCCGTGTTACTACCGTGTCTTCCATCATCCTGCTGTTCTGCGTTGCCGAATCCAGAGACATAAAGCCTTCGTAAAGGTCATTGGCAGTTGCTTCGTCGTCCTTCTCGTCGCCTGTTGCAAACTCCGCCGATGCCGCCTCAACTGCCTTGCCGCGATTCATGCCGTTTCTCAAATTCTCGTTAAGCACGGCATGGAATGGGCGGTCCGCTTCTGTGTCTCCGCTGTTCTCTGGCTTCCAATGCGTGTATGCGTCTAAAGCCATGTCTAGGCGCTGCCGCTGCTGAGTGTCGTAATAATGAGCCGCATAGGGAGTTGAAGTTGCCGATCCCTTCGGAGTTCTACCTCGGTCTTCGGAGGATGGACTCCTAAACTCTGACCCAGTAGCCCAGTTGCCGTGGTCGGACTGGTCGTGATCGCCGTGCTTAAGAGACTTGGTTGTGCCAAGAATCTCCCGTAGGGCATCTGGCTCAACTCGGTACAGCGGCTTGGATGCGTGGTAAACATCCCCGTCAGACATCTGCAACGGACCAAGCCCAAGGCTTTCGTACCATGACTGAGCGTCTTTAACTGGGTCTAACACTTGAAATGGAACTCCCTTGTCTAGGGCAATCCCCATTGCCTCGCGCATGAGCGCCGTGCCTGTGCCAGAAACTTCGTGGGTGCTTCCCAGCAACTGAACCGTAAATTGGCTGTTGTCTGGTGGCATGTAGTAGGCAAGAGCGCCAACAATGCTTCCGTCCGCGCCCCTAGCAACAATCACTTCGTTAAATGGCGTGCTGGTAATTGCGTCTACGGTCAATTTGTACCCAAGCGCCAATCTGTCCGCTTCTTCAAACGCCTTTTGAAACTTGTCCGATTCCTTTTCGTACTCTGGGCTTTCAATGTCTAGTTTGGTCGTCTCCCACAAATTCATGTTGGCTTCTTCTGCTTTTGTTCGCGCATCATCTGCCGCTACGGCTTTGTTAACAAGGTCATCCCAATGCCAGATAACTGCTCTAACGCCCGATCCGCCGCCGTATAAACCAGTGGGGGTGGCATAGTCAGACCTTGGACTGTCAGTTGCCTTAACGGGCTTGTCAATTGTTCCTCCAGCCGCTTTAAACCTCTCTGCGTTCCTTGTAAGGACTCCGCCGCCAGTCGCCCAGTTACCGTGGTCGGACTGATCATGGTCGGCGTGCTTGTAAGATTTCGCTGGCGAAACGAGGCGGATTTGGTAGACAGGCACTGTATTGTTCTCATCCTGCTCTTCATTGCTTAAATCCAATTCTTCTGGTCCGCTAATCAACTCAAACCTGCTGTCTCTTGGAAGCAACACCTCCTGCTCGTTTGGGATACCAGCATCAAACATGTCTAGAGCAGCCGAGCCAGCGGGGAGGTCCAACTCAAGAACTGCGCCGTCTGTCCTGCTATAGCCCATTGAAACGCCGCGAGCAAAGGAAGAAGCAATTTCCCCATCTTTTGTAAAGGACGCGAATCCCGGGTCTTTTAGAACCCCTCCGTCAATCAACTCTTGAAGATGCCTTTCGGAAACGCCTCGGAAGATTGTCATGTCTCTTCGCGTCGGACCTGCGGACTCAATAGCAGCGTCTAGATTTTCTATCCATCTCACTACATCGTCTGATCCGCCGTAATTGCTGGCGCGAAGGTATCCAGTGCGAAGGTATCCGTTGATGTCCATGTGACCTTGGTCTGTGTAGATTGTAATTGCGCCATTTTCGGCTTCGTTAAACTTGCCTTCTGCTGGCTCGCCATCCGCCCAACTTCCGTGATCGGACTGATCATGGTCGGCGTGCTTGTAAGACTTAAGACTGTTAATTAGCGTGGCTTCAACAATTGTTATCCCATCATTGCGAAGTCCAGTAATCATAAATTGCGAACCCCTAGGTAGAAGAGTTTCTGCCTCATTAGACAACTCAACCTGAGCGACTTTTGACCCCGCTGGCACTGTTATTTCCATCATGTACTGGCGACCCGCTGTTTCGTCCATAAAGCCGAACGGCGTAATGGCGTTTCTTGATGTTGAGGTGTACCCAGCGTCAGTAAAGATTCTCCCAGCAATCATCTCAGACCCCTGTTCATAAGACACGCCGCGAAACACTTTCAGGTCTTCTTCTAACGGCGTAGCCACAGTGAACATGGCATCTATGTTCTTTACATCTTGAAGAATCTTGTCCTTGGTAGAGAATGGTCTGTCTCCGTCAGAGCCTCTTAAGAATCGGTTAATTGGGATGTAGCCAAAGTCGGCGTAATGAGCCATGGAGGCGTAAGCGTCGCTGCGGGAAACTGGCGAATCCCTCCACGGATCGTTTTTTGCTCGCTCTGCATCTTCCTTTTCAATCTGCTCACGATTCTCAGCCCAACTCCCGTGGTCGGACTGGTCGTGATCCGCGTGCTTTAGGGATTTAGTTGGCGCTGGAACAAGGTCTAGCCTAATGGTGTAGTACAAAGGTCCTTGACTGCCGAACTGCTCCTCACTTGGGGTCACATCGGCTACTTCAAAGGTGCTTCCGCGCGGGAGAAGGTACTCCTTCTCCTCTGCTGCAAATGTGGCAAACCCACCAAACTCGTTGGCAAACTCCTCAACATTTACAACGCTGCTTCCCTCTGGAATGTTGATCTCAAAGATTGCCCTGCCTTCCCCCGTGTAGTACCCACCACCGCTTAAGCCAGTACCAGAGAAACGAAGCGCAATGTCTCTGTCTGGCGTAGTTGAGGTAAACCCTTGGTCGGTGAAGCGGTGTCGGCTAAACTGCGGCACTTCCCCAGTCTCCCTGTACCCCACACGCCCTTTTTCAATCATGGCTTCGTATCGGTCAACTAAATCCTTTACCCAGTCGCCAGTTGCGCCGCGATACACCGTCATCTCTTCGGTAGTCTTGGGAACCCCAGCAAATAAACGATCTAGCCCGTCCTGCGTCTTCTGGTACATCTCGCGAACTCCGCCGCGCTCTTGAGCGCCAAGCGTGTCTGGGTTACGCAAGGCTCCATTGACCATGTTGTAGGAGTTAGAAGACCACTGCCGAAGCGAGTCCACTTGCTCAATGGGGGTCTTTGCAATAGGAACTGATCCGTCTGCCCAACTGCCATGATCAGACTGGTCATGATCGGCGTGTTTTACGGATTTGGTTGGAGGAACAAGTCGTGCGTAGATTTTTAAGCCGTCTGTCTCCGTTGGTCCAAAGTCTCTGTTCCAATTTCTTTGCTCAACTCGGTCAATGATTAACTGAGAGTTAGGCATTAGCGTTACTTCGCGCTCAATGTTGCCCCAGCCATCTAGCCCCGTAAAGTTGTCAAAGTCAACAACGGGAGTTCCAGCAGGTACTTCAATTTGCATTTGCACTGGGTATCCATGAAAGAACTGTGCAGGGCGATCCCCCTTTCCCGTTGACATAAAGCCTTTGTCTTCGTAAATCTGCCCAGCAGCAATCCCCTCAACGGCAAACAAAGGCATCATGCGCGTTACCGTCATTGGTTCAGTAGTCGGGAGCGCCAATGACTTAACCGCGTCAATTCGGTCTTTAGTCCAATCGTCTCCTTCTTGTGTTCCTCGCAAGAAACGGTTTATTTCCCCGTACCCTCCGCCTTTGTAGGACTCCAGCGCAACAATTTCCATGTATGTCACTTCGCGACCAAGGTTTCTGCTGCCTGAACGCCGCCCTGACTCCCTGCGCTCTGGGTCTCCATAGCGGTCCGTATGCTCGCCCATACGCGCGCGCGAGGCAGCAGAGCGCGGCTTACCCGTGTACTGATGATCAGCGCCCCCCGTAGCCCAATTCCCATGATCGGACTGGTCATGGTCACCGTGCTTCATGGACTTAACAGAGTTATCCGCAAGCATGGTTGCCTTGATTGTTACAATCTGTTTGGCAAATCCGTCTGGGTTTCCAGATTTGGACTCAACAGAGTCAATCCGATAATGAGCGTCTCGCGGAAAGAGAATTTCACCTTCCTGTTCCGCTGGGTGGGTAAACAAATTCCACATTGGGAAACCTGAGTTCCCCTTTGGCGCGCTAATCTCCCACAGGACTTGTGTCTCTCCGCCGCCAGCCAAGAACCCGTTGGCAAACGCCTGAGCGGTGTTTCTATGCACGCTTGTTGATCCAAAGCCCGGGTCAGTCCACACTTGACCGGGCTTCCATTGACCCAAGACATCCCCTGCCGCCTTCTCGTCCTCAAACGACATGCCTCGGTAAACCATCATGTCTTGCGGCAACTTTCCCCCTGATGCCAGCATGCGGTCCAGCGTCTCAGTCATTGCCGCCTGTTCGTAAATAGTGTGAATGCCTTGCTTTGGATAGTCTCCGCGTAGCGACTCGTTGATGTCGTTTGCACCCTGACCTGTGTACATACGGAGAACGGCAACATCTTCGTTGGACCACCCGTGCCTGTCGGCAACTGCCCAATTTACAACCTTGTTTCCCTCTTCCGCCTTGTCGTTCTTCTCAATCAGGTCATTTAAGGCAGCGGCGACTGTCTTATTGAAGTCCTTGCGTTCGGCAGCCGTGATCTTGTCAAACCCTCCGCCGTGCGCCCAAGAGCCATGATCGGACTGATCATGGTCTCCATGCTTTAGAGACTTAACCGCCATTTGTGGCAATCCCATGTCGGCAGCGAACTGCTTGGATGATTCAAGGATTTCAAGGATGTCTTGGTCTACGCGGACCACAGGAATTTTCATGTCGGTCTCTGGGTCGTCAATGCCGTCGTGCTCAAGAGCAACCTTTGCTGCCCAGCGGTGATGCCCGTCTACGATGTACCCGTCCTTAGACACAACAATTGACTGGTTTAGGTCAATTTCTCCCGCGCGAGCGGCTTGCATAATTCCTGCAACTTTGCCGCCGTTCAACTCATTCTGCGTCGCCTTGAGGTGGCTGGCAAGCGCCTCATCCTCGGTAAGGGCAACGCCAGATGATCGGAGCCGCTCCAGATACGCCTCGGTAATGTCAACCTCTCCGCGCTTGTCTGCTGGTAGGTCGGAAGCGGGGCTACCGCTGTTTGGGATGCCTTTTAACTGCGGCATCTCCACTCTAGGGATGCCCTTGGACTCAACGCAGAACAAGTTTGTTCCGGGAACGGTCAACTGGCAGAGGTCAATGTTCTTTGCCTTTGAGCCAGCAGCCTCTGCCTCCTTTGCCAACTCATTGAGGCGATCTAGCAAAGTTGCCACCTGATCTGGGGTTCTCAACTCCACATGCTTGCCTTCCCCTAGCGCGCGCGCAGCGTCCTCTACGCTGTTTGTGCGGATAGGGTTGTCTTTGCTTCCATCCCCGCTACCGTCCGCCCAGTTGCCATGGTCGGACTGGTCGTGGTCGCCGTGCTTTACGGACTTAGATGGCTCGCCCATCGGCTTTCGGATAAGCGCGTCAGGCAGGGGGATGACGCACTCAAACATTTCCTGATTGTCAGTTGTCAATTGGAACGCCCTCCTCTATGAGCGAAGTACGCATAAGTTCTGCGAACTCAGAACCAGCAACTTGTTCAGCAATGAATACAAGGTTCTTTGCAAACTCTACCCCATGAGGCTCGTATTTATCCGTTGCGCTAATGGCAGTTGCAAAGTGGGCAATTTCGTGAAGTAGTGTTGGCTCTCTTGTAAACGCTGCGTTGTTAAATCGCAAACTTGTTTCCGCCATAAAGCCATCGGGCGTAGATTTCATGCGAAATGAACCAGATTCGTCTCCAGCAGTCGTTACTTTGACTGGCGGGATGCCGCCCATTGCTCTGCCGTCACCAAAGGCTTCCCTAAACCAGTCGGAGGTGCAAACGGTCTGAACATAGGCTTTTACGCCTTTTAGGGAGCCGTCTAGCAACTCTCTGCCCGTGTCTGAAGCCAAATACTCCATTGCGGTCTGGGCGTATTTGTCAAACGCCTTGTCATACTCCTTGAACGCCTTCTTGTACTCCTCGTAAGTGGCAAAGTCCTTTCTCTGAGGACCTACTGGCGCAGTATTTCCCGCTTTTTCTGTAGGAAACAATCTGTTTGCCGCTGCGTACACTTTTGTTTTGTACTGATCTGTTGGCAACTGATTTCGTATGGCGGAAATTACATTGAAGCCGTTTGAGCCTCGCGGTGTTCCTTGTGCAAACCTACCCGTCGCCCAATTGCCGTGATCTTCTTGGTTGTGATCGGCGTGCTTGCGCGCGCGCACTACCGCGAAGAGGCGGGGCATTAGCGGACTCGGCGGAGGTCTCCCGGCTTCCAGACAAAGCGTTCTGCGCGTGCGCGCTTCTGCTCCTCGGTAAGCGGAAGCGAAGGCTCCTCGTCGCCCATTCCCATCTTCGCCCGCTCCTTGGCAATCTCTGGGTCAACTGGTCGCTTGATTACCTCGTCTGGGTTCCATGACATTGGCTTCTTGGTTGCCATTTCAACTCCTCCTACTTTCTTTAGCCGATCCTGTCGGGTCGCTTTAGTCTAAACCTATTTAGGGTTTCGCGGTCGCGAAGGGAGACTGTGCGACTGATAATCGGCATTCCCCCTTCGCTGACCCCGATTTGATCTGTCTGCCCAGCCTGTCGCCCCGCCCACGCGCGCACGAGCATCACCTCTGCAACCTCTTTAATTTCATCCGGGATTGCAGCCCAGCCCCAAGTGCCGGTGATGCGGATGTTGTCCAAACCCGGGTTAAAGGTTGGGAGCGGGTTGCCCGAACTTGGCACATTGGTCATAACCAACTCGGTGTAAGGAAAGCCGGGGTTGAGGTCGGCGTTAGAGGGGCGCAAGAAATAGTCAGAGGAGGGGATAGTCTGGTACGGACCGCCCGTGTATGCAGAATTCTCCAGCAGGGTAATTGTGCGGACTCCCTTTGGGATTAGTAACACGCGGTCGTTTACTCGCTCGTCTCCGTCAAAGTATTTGGTGAGCGTGCCAGCAATGGGAGCCAGAACCGTACCCGTGTAGGACTCAATGTAGGCATTGACCTGATCGCACAGGCTTGTAAGTAGCGTGTCGTCAGTGGTATCTGCGCTGGGAATGCCAAGGCGCGCCTTAGCGACGGCGAGGGTGACATAGGAACCGATTGCAGTTGGCATGGGGTCAGTATAGAGCAAGACCCTTGGGAGCGAACTCCCAAGGGTCTTGTCTCACGGTAGAACCGAACCTAATTAGGCGCGGACACCCGTGATCTTCTCTACAGCCGTTGGCTGCACGGCAGCGATGCCGTGGCGAGCAATTGCCCGGTACGCGGACTGGTCGGTCGCGAAACCTACCTGATCCGAGAACGCGAGTTCAATGCCCTGACGCTCAAGAAGAACCACCTTGCTGGAGTCAAGCAGGTAGACATTTGTGGTGTCAGTGCTTGAACCCGTCGTGCGGTTGATTGCGATTTGCGTGGACACATACACCGGAATACCAAGGAGCGAAGCCTTTGGTCCGTTGCTTGCAGCAAACCCGCCGCCAAGCGTCATCGGGGCGTTGTAGCCCTGAGCCGCCGTGAGGAGGTACTGATTGCTGTTGTCCTTCAACTGCATCAGCGAGTTGAGAGTGCGTGGGTGCATGATCCATGCGCCCGTGCCGCTCTGTGGCTCCACATTTGCAAGCCGCAGGTTATAGACCGCGTTGTACAGGTCATCAAAGGTCAGTGCGCGACCGTTGGTTCCCGTTGAAGGACCAGAAGTCGTGCCGCTGATTGACGCGAGACCAGTGATCTCGTTGCTTGAACCCGTACCCTCAAGATGCTGCTGATCCGCAAAGAGAGCCACATCGCGAAGAAGCGTCTTCGTAATGAACTCGTTCCACGAAGGATCAGCGTCGGCAAGCAATTCATTGCTGAATACGCGATAGCCATACGCCTTCTTGATGGTGATTGACTGCTGCGCGAAAGTTACATCCTGAGCGGTGAGCGATCCTGCTTCGGCAGCGGTTGCTGCACCTGCACGAGCGTCTTCGCGCGGGAGGTAAACAAGGTTCGTCCGTACAGGCATCGTTGTCAGTCCGGGAAGGTTGCGGAACACAATGTTCGGAACCAAAGCGTACTGGAACGCATCCTGCGCGTAGAGAGGGGGAACGAGGTATCCACCAGCGGTGGTCGTACCCTCAGATGCAGCCTTAATGGCTGAATCAACTCGTGCCGCGTGCTTCCCCTCGCCCATGGCGTGAAGAACAGCGCGAGCCTCTTCTGGGGTCTTAGCCCAAACGATAGAACGCGAAGTCAGCGAGTCATCGCCAGCCGCGCCCTTGTAGCCGAAGAGTTCGGCTGCTGCCTGTGAGAAGTCTCGCTCAAACTCACCGCCGTTAACAGTCTGCCCACGGAACGCGGACTTGACTGCTACGCCGAGGTTTGGAAGACCATAAGTACCACGGTTAAATCCCGCAGCCTTGGTCGGAGCCGTTGGTCGGGCATCCTCGTCAACCGTATTAAGGCTCTTTACAGCCTTAGTAACAGCCTTAGCGACGAGAGACTCAACCTCATTCTCCGACAGGAAATCGTTGTCTGCCACGATTATTCTCCTATCAGTTGTGAACCCGAAGGTTCATTGCCTAAACGATGCTTTCGTCAGGTTGTCCGATGGAGCGTCAGCGTCAGCGTTCGCGTCTTCGGTCTCTCCGTCTAAGCGCCAGTCGCCCACATAGGCAACTGGCTAGAGGAGTGTAACAGAAGTTATGTTTGCTTTGCGCGGAAGGTCTTTGGGTAACCCGGAACTTCGTAGCCAGACATCCAGTCGTTAAATTTGTCCATGTCAATCTCCGCCTGAATCTCTTCTGGCGTTTCTCCCCTTAAGTCTGCCAAGAGGTTAAGGTGAAACTGCTTGTCTGGTTCTGAAGGACTAAATTCAACGCGGCGAGCAAGTTCCTCTTCTACCGACCTGCCACTCAAAGGAATTTGACCATTTGGCATAGTGACAGGTCCTTTGGAGTTCCACTGGGAAGCCATGTGGAGGGCTGCGACAACCCGTTCGTTTGCTGACCTAGAGTCGGAAGCCTCAGAAACTAGCGTCTTTGCCAACTCAATGGTCTCGCCCGTAGCGCGGTACTCGCCCACTTTTCCAAACTTTTCCTGCCAAGCGCCACTAGAGCGGCGATTCGCTTCAACTCGGTTAGTGTCGCGCGCTCCCTTATCTTCCTTGTCGGAGCCGCCGCCAGTTGCCCAGTTCCCATGCTCGGACTGGTCGTGATCACCGTGCTTGAGGGAACGCTTGACCTTAAGGTTCTTCTTGCTTGCCCCCGGTCCAAATTCATCCCAAGTGGCAATGAGGGAATCAAATGTTGCCGCTGCGGAGTGCGCGTTGACATCGGTCAGCCTGTCAGACAAGGTAATAAAGTCTTCCTTGTCGCTGCTTCTACTCATCCCCTGAATGACATTACCTTGGTTGTCATCACTTGGAGCCAAATCCAATGTGCCGTTTGCAAACCCAAGGGCAAATGTCCAAGCCTCTGGGCTTGTAATGCTCTCTGCTGGAATGTACGGAATGTCCAGACCCGATGTTAGTTTCGTCACATCGTCATTTTCGTCCAGCCAGCCATTTGAATCTGCCGTTGTGACAGCAGTCCATGCGCTTCTGCCGCTTCCTCGCCCTGCTCCAGCATCAGCATACTTTTCTGGCATTGGAAGAATGGCTCGTCCGTTCTTGTCGCGGCTCATTTCCGATACAACAACAGTCTTTGGCATGCCGGGCTTATCCCAATGGTCTGAACCGTAGAATCCCGGCTTAGACTTCTCCTTCTCGTCGCCAAACGCCGCCCTGCCCTCGCCGCCACCAGAAGCCCAATTTCCATGCTCAGACTGGTCATGGTCGCCGTGCTTAACTGAACGCTTGACCCTTAAAGTCTTTGCTCCAATCAGTCGCGAAGCGTTGTCTCTCGCTGCTGCAACTGATGCCCTCTGATTTGAATACGAAATGGCAACTTCTGATGGAGTGTTGATGCCCCCGGCAGCAGCAATTGCTGCTTGCCAGAATTCCTCCATAGACTGTTGCGCTTGCTCCATAGACTGAGCCTCTTGGTCAATAGACCCTGCAATTTGCGCCGCAGTTTCCCCATGGGGATTATCCTGAACATACTCCCGCAGGTTTACTGAGCCGCCACCAACTGCATCTGCGTACTGGGCAGCCAAATCCCACGCCCTGCGAGAAGCGTCGTTTCCGTCGCCCTCCATGTCTTTAGACATTTCCCTTGCAAAGGTTCCAAGTACGGTCGCGTGTCGTGCAATGTTTGCAGAGTCAATAGAAACGGCTTCCATGGCACGCCACTGGTCGTTAGTCAAGGCTGGGTCATGCTTGCCGCGCTCGCCCTTGTCCGATCCGCCCCCGCCCGTAGCCCAATTTCCGTGCTCGGACTGGTCATGATCGCCATGCTTTGTCGCAAATAGCGACTTCACATGTGCCTTAGCGGACTTATTGGCGCGCACAATGTACGCATTTGGGTTGGCTGGGTTTGGGGTCAGGCTCAACTCAACCAGCGCCCACTTAAGGATTTCGCCCGTCTTTGGAGCAACCTTGACAAGGTGACCCATGGTTCCAGAAGAGAAACCAAGCGCATCGTTGTCTACAAGTTCCTTAATCTCGTTAATGTACTCGGAGCGAGCATCCAACTGCGCGCGTACCCATACGCCGCCGTCGTCAATGCGCTTAACGCCCCAGCGACCAATGACCGCCGTGTCTACGGACGAATCAAGACCGTGCTGAAAGAGCAGCGGGCGCTGACCGTCGGGGATGAGGTCAAGGGCAAAGTCTGTCTTCTTGCTAAAGAACTGTCCGTGAAGGTCGCGACCCTTGATCGGTCCGCCGAAGGGTACGCCGTAGCCCTCAATGACGATTCCGCCGTCTGCGGTTGCCGCAATCTTCAAGTGCTTCATGCCTGTACTCCCCTCAATCCTTCGTAGCCATCTTCTTCAACGCCATGAGCGATCTGCTTACTACTGTAGCGTCTCTTGATCCCTAGTTCAATAGTCTTTTTTTCCGCGTCTGTTACGGGGAATCCTACCATTGACGAAGCGTCTAGCGCGCCACCAGCCACGAACTGCTTAATCTCCTGTCGCCCATAGAGCCTTGTCTCTCGGTCAAACCACGACATAATTGGCGGAGCGTCCACCACATGATCCTCTTCTACCGCCGTTCCGACGGAAGGAATCTCTGTTACGGACACTGGGGTCTTGCCTGTCACGCCTTCCTTTGGCTGACCGCCAAGGAGCGGCGTGTCTCCCCATGATGTCGGAGCACCAAGACCAAAGTGAGCGCGCACCTCGTTAGGTGTGACCACGCTGCGATCCATCAACTGCGTCCAGAGCATCAGTTCTTCCTGTGGCGTTGGGCGAAGCGCCTCAATGGAGGACACATCAAACTGCACGGTAAGGCGACCCGTCGTATCAAAGTCTGTGGTAAGCCATGAATCTAGGATGTCTGCAATCCATCCCAATTCATTCTTCAACCTGCGCCAGAAGACCTGCTCGGCATCACGAACTGATCGGTATACGCCAGAATGCTCGTCGTCGCCCACTAGTTGCAACGGGATTCCCATGGCAGAGGCAATAGCCATGCGGCTAATCTTTCTTGCGTTGAGGTACTGCGCGTCTTGTTCTGGGATTCCCAACTGCTGCCACTCCAAGCCGCCGGGGAGAACCGCGCTCTTTCCTGCGTTCTTTGGTCCAGAGAGAGCCGCAAGAACCTTCTTAATTGCAGACTGGTCTTGCACGGTAAGGTCGCTATCCTTTGGCGCAACCCATGCGCCAACTGGTACGCCAAGATTTCGGAGCAACGCATTGGTGTGCTCGGATGCCATAACGCTAACTTCTACTTCTCGTCGGATGGCAGAGAGCGGCGATAGACCGCGCGTCGGGTCTACAAAGTTTCCCGGTAGGCGGAACGCCACGATGTCCTTGGCTGGGATGATTTCCGTTTCGGAATTCCGCGCCTTTGATCCCGCTGGGTTGTATTCGTAAGATTCAATCCATGTCTTGCCCATCTTTGGCGTAATGTCAATCGGTCTAATGAGGTACAACTCTTGTGGCGGACCACCTAGTTTGCCACGCACTTTGCGGACATAGGCTTCGCCGTATACGGATAGGCTGGCAACTAGTGTGCCTCGGAAATCCGATGCGGACATGCTGTACGGGTTAATGGTGTCTAGAAGTTTCTGATACTCGGCTGCGTCGGCATCTTTGGCTAGGTCTGCTGGGATAAGATTGTTCTCTTGTCGGACATACACGCGGAGCGGAACTGCCCCTGCGCTCATAGATTTCAATTTGATACAGGCATTAAGGAACGGCTCGTCGGCTGCGGCTCGCGCCCAATCGCGAGGACCGCTGTAATCGCCCGATTGCGCGTCGGTCATGCCAAAGAATGCCATCCATGACGCAAGGGAGTCTTTCTTGCCGTGCTGAATGTAATTCGCTGGGTTTGCGAAGTCTGGCATCTTACGGTCAGCCATCAAGTCTCCTCGTTATCTAGCGGAAGCCCGCACTTCCAGCACCATTCATCTTCGTCGTCTGGGCTTATGAATGGTACTGCACAACGGCATTGGCTTGCTTTGATTACGCGATCATACCTGTGAACGCGCGCCTTGGCGGCGGCTGCATTGCTTGGCTCACCGCCATCACCATCGCGATAGCCGCGTCCACCTTCGCTGTTGTGCTGCCCCTTGGCTTCCTGATACGCCAACCTGCATCTCCTCTAGGCACAGCAACTGCTGCCATTACATGGCGCGTAAGCGCCACATTCGTCTTTGAATCGTAGCGCAATCGGCGGGTAACAATGGCTTGGAACAGGTCTGCGGTCATAGGAACCATGCGGCTATCGGTTTGGTTTGTCTCTACCATGGCAAGCCCCTCGCCTTCCAGCATCTGGGCGGACTCTCGGAATGACCACGGGTCGTAGCAGAATGCAGGTCCCGGGCGGGTTCTCCCGTCAATCTTGACCATTGGCGCGGGGAACCGATCCTTTAAGGTAACTAGGTAGCGGCGGATTTCTTCAATGTCTACCTGCCAAGCCATGCCCATGGCGCTGTCCTTGGGGTATGGATTAACCCACACCTTAGATTCAACAATGATGTTGTCGCCCTGCTTCTGCGCGATAACAACAGCGGAAGCGTCACGGGTGATACCCACATCTATGCCCACGGCAACTGGAAGCGCGGGATCAAGGGCTACCCCCTCCTCCTCACACGCCTTCCATGCGCCCATTGGTAGCCACGATTCTTCGCCCGCATGCACCCATTGCCCTAGGTGTAGCCGTCGGAATTCGGATAGGCGGGTCGTCGGCTTAAACCGCTGCTGCTTGAGGTACTGGTCGGTAATCCATGGGGCTGGGTTGCTTTTACGCCACACCTCTGGGCTATCGGCATCCGCATCCTCTGGCGCTCCGTAGTGATACAGGAGGAAGCCGTTCTCGGCATCGCGGGCAATGCGGCGGTAATAGGGCGCGCTCTGGAACTGCTGGTCGGGAGCCGTCTCAATGACGCGATTGTAGATTTGACCAAGGATTTGGTCAGGGTCGTAGCCCGGGGTGCTAATGGCAATGGTGAGCGGCTCGTCTCGCGCGCCTGAGCCAGAGGTGAGCGCCGTGTACAACTCGCCGTCTTGATGCGCCCACAACTCGTCCACGATTACGCAGGAGGGGTTAGAGCCGTGCTGAAGCCGACCGTCGGATGCCACCACCTTGATGAAGCCGCCCCCCTGCACATCTATGTGGTACTGCTTGGGAATGAGCAGCCCGCCTAACTCTGGGTTGTTAGCAATGAACGCCCGAATCTGGCGAAAGATGACCGCCGCCTGATCCTTGGAGGCAGCAGCCACAATCGTCTGCGGCTCTTTGCCAGCGTCTCGCAGGGTCTGAAAGATTGCCAGCGCAGCAGCCAGCGTAGATTTGCCAGACTTTCTAGGGAGCAGGAGCATGGCTTCGGAATAGCGGCGCTTGCCCGTGATGGGATCGCGGCTTAGGACATCGTTCATGAAATCCCGTTGAAAGCCCTCTAGCCTCAAGGGCTGACCTGAGAACTGCCCAATGCTCTGCTTGATGAATACGCGGCAGAACTCCTCAAAGATCGGACCGTCGGTTAGGAGGCTGGGATTTCCTCCGCCTGTCTGCTCATCAGGTCGCTGATCGTCAACGCCTTCTTCAGGCGCGGGGTCTTGTTGGCTTTGTACCTCGCCTGTGACGGCGTGGCTGTTAAGCCCATTTTGCTGATTAGGTTCTGGTAGGTCTGACATGCTTGCCTCTCAATCATAGCCGCAGGATGCGCTCCCACCCCCTGCGAGGTTTGGACTGTGATCCCTTCCCGTGCGAGCATCTCGGAAGCCTGATGCCACCGCTCCCATGCGACCGCCGCCATGTGCAGCAATTGCGGCGGGATGTCTCCGTCGCGTCCAGCCATTCGCACCTGCTCTTCCAGCACGGATAGATGGCGTTCCGCCTCGGTGAGCGGCTTCTCTGGGTTTGTTACGGCATCGGTTGTGCCAGCCGTAGTGTCTTCCTCGGCATCACCTATACCAGAACTGGTATAGGGGGGGTTCTCAGGTACACAACCTGTGTAGTTACCTGCAGTGGGATGGTCAGGCATTTCGCTCCCTATAAAATGGGGGGGTGTTTCGTGCGTGCTAGGCGCTGCATCATCATTCGTATCGTGCTCAGAATTCATCAGGCGTTTCCTCTTCTTCATTGTCAGGGTCATCATCCCATCCATCGTCAGGCACGGCATCGGGCGCGACCTCATCGTATGGTGGCATGGTCTCAGGGATTACGCGCGCCATTGCCCAGCCTTGTGCATGCGTGAGCCTACGATCCCTTGGCATCGCTTGCATAGCACCTGCACCCCTTCGTCTATGTCTTCAGGTATGAGCGCACCCCCCTTGCTCAATGGCACGATGTGGTCAAGGGTAAGGGGGTTACTAGCATCACCCTGTGTGGCACACCTGCTGCACCATGGCTGGTCCTTACGCTTACGCGCTGATAGGTTGCGCCATTCCCTAGCCCCCTTGCTCTGACGGTAAGGGTTAGGCTTCTCTGCCTGTTTCTCCTTAGCGCATTCCACACACCTACCCTTCTTCAGGCTAGATAGGATCATGCCGCATGAGAGACATGCCCGATTGCTCACCGCTTACGCCTTACGGGTTTAGCCCTTGCCCTAGGGGTAGGGGGTGTACGGATGACGGATGCCAGCACATCGTCTAGGGCTACGGGTGGTAACGCCTCTTCCTGAGCGGTACGCACCTCTCCACACTTCCTGCACGCCATCATTGCCGTGAATGGGGAATGCTCCCCGTCTCCAGTGTCATACAGCATGAAGTCATGAGCGTATGGTGGTCTTGCGTTCTTGCATCGGTGTGCATGCACTGCCATCTGCTCGTCCTTCCCGTAGTAGCGCACGGAGGGGGAACGGGGAAGGCTCCGTCGCACTCCCTCCGTGCGCGCTGACATTAGCAGATTAGGCGGACTCACCTCTGCTGCCCCAGTGTGGGTTTCCTTTCTTGCACGGGTCGCAATCGCACTGCCATGCGTATAGCGCCAACCCGTTGATGATGTCTTTCACCAGCGGCGTAATCCTAGGGTCAATGCTGACCACGAATCCTCCGGGAAGCGGCGCTATGTCATCCAGTTCACCCATGTTCATGCGCCGAATCGCGTCTACCGCTACGGGAATCATTTCCTCTGGCACGGGTGGATAGTGATGCCACACGAAGTGGCAATCTATCTGGTCTTCCAGCACCAAGTCTCCCTTGGCTAACTCGCTTGCCTTGACCCCTTCCCCGAACTGGCTAAGGTCGCGTCGGATCACGCGCATGCCTTGTGTCGCCATGACCAGCGTCGGTTGCCCTTTGCCTCGTTGAACACGATGCTGAGTACCCGTACCGCAGGGAATACCGCACGCTTAGGGTCGGTGTAGTCAATGACCTTGCTGCATGAGGAGCAGTCCGTCACCGTCCACACGGGCGGCTTCACCGCCCCCTCGCGCTTTGCCTTTACCCCTGCCATGGGTCAGCCTCTAGCCCGTATGCCTCGGTAATCTCCGCCGCCGTGCGTCGCTCTACGAAGATTGGAGCATTCTTGGCTGACGGATAGCGCATGTAGTTGTATCGGTAGAACTCCAGCGCCTCGTCATAGCCTCGGCAGTCGTCATGGCACGCGCTGCCGAAGTCGGCATGCGCTTGCTTGTGCATGACCTCAACCAGATTGTGCAGGTCGTAGACCACAACGGTTTGCTGATAGCCGCTACCGTCCTTGCACTGCACAAAGATTTCCGATGTGCCAAGCACGGCTTCATCTCCGCCAACCAGCATTAACGGATGCTCGGCGGTCGTCTCCTCTGGGGCTGGCTTTAGCCTCGTGTCTAGAATCTCGCCAAGACCTGTGTCCAGAATCTCGTCTAGGTTATTTACCTCGGTTACCTGACTCATCTTCCTCTTCCTCCTACCTGCGTTACATACCGTTCAATCCGAACGGTCACAATCCCAGCCTTCAAGCCCCGCAACTTGCGGAACACCGCTGGGCTTAGGTCAATGATCCCCCCACCGACACACCCACAACTGTCTCTGACGAGACATAGAGCCGATACGCCAGTCTTCACATTGGTGACCTTGACCCAGAATGGCGCACTGTGCCACCGATACCCCGGCAGCGCGCAATAGTTGACTACCTCATCATGCCATCCTCCCTGTGCCTTTGTTCGGTACGGCGTGCAGGTCCTTGGAACCCCGTCGTAGCACGCTTGCAACCCCGTATAGCCGTACCAAGTCGCCTTCCCCACTGCTGGCTCTGGCAGCAGTGTTGCGTTAAGCGCCATGCTCAACGAGAGCAGCAGCGCGATCACTTCAGCAGCCTCACGAAGTCCTCAAGGGTAAGGATCACCAGATGAGTCCGCTTTACGCCTACCCCGGGTCGGTTGCCCACTACGACGATTGGAGTCTCATCCGCCTTGGATGCCGCCATCGTCTTGTCTAGGTAGCGGTTGAGCACCTCTGGAAACGATGCCCCCACCTTGACCTGAGCCACGATGCCATGGTCGGCAGTCACATCTATTGGACCGCCGTACATGCCCACTCGCTTCCCATTAGGCAGAAGGGAGGCGACATCCCGTTCGTACTGCTTCCCTGCATTGTTCGCCTTTCGCCCCCGATGCTTACGCTCTTCATCAACCACGGTTGCTCCCCTTTCGCGCTAGGTCGCGGACAATCCCGCCCACGCTGATTGGTTGCACTCCGTTCATCCTACTCCTTAAGTTAGTAATAACTCTTTTGTCATTGTCCTTGTCACTGTCACTGTCCACCGTCACATGAGCGTTCGGTGTGACGGCACTGTGCGTCACAAGAGCGTCACCAGCCTTCGCCTTATCTCGCCAGCGTCGGGTACGCTCGGCATTCGTGTTGATCTGGAAGTCCGCCCAGTCATGCACCACCACCGTACCCGCTGGAGCGTCATGGAAGCCCTCTAGGCAACGGATGCACAACGCTGGAGCCACTTCTAGCAGTCCAACGCCTACCAGCGCCCTGAAGCCCTTGCGGTCGCCCCCAGCGCCCTTGGTCAACTGGAGCCAATGGTCCTCGGAGCCGAAGCCGCCCCCCGGCTTCTGGAGTTTCGCCTCGGAGAGCGTCACGATCCACAACCAGCGGAGCGCCGCACTCGGTAGCCCTGCCACCTTGGGCGAGCGCCATGCCAGAGCGTCTAGTCGTAGCCAAGCCCCGCCGCTCACTTTGCCACCTCATTCTCTCGCTCAAACATCGGAACCTGCTCCGCACCCACCACCTCTAGGGGTGTGATCTGGTACTGGAGATGGGGATTCTTCCACCCGCCGATCCGCTCTGCACCCTTGCCGACGAGGTATGGGCTGAACTCCCTCAACGGGCAATCCATCACCATGCAGAAGCCCTCACTCGGCTTCTCTCCCACGCACCACGCGCAGAAGATCGCGATAGCCCCAGCCGCGCCATTCTTGGCGTGCTCCTTGACATCCTTAGCCACCTGCTGCTCTTCGGTTAGCGCCATACGGCTACTCCCTTCTTCCTGCATGTCAAGCATGCTGCTATTGCGTAGCGGTCTGACACGCTGCTTTGCGACGGAACTACCGCCTCGCTGCAAGTCGCGCAGAACCATGCCTTCTCCCGATCCGCCCCCTTGATGTAGTACTGCGACACATGCTTACCGTCACCGACGGCGATGGTGTCGTCCTTGATGTCGTAGCCCCGCTGTCTCAGTTCGTACACGCGAGAGGCAAGCCTCCCGATGCCGAAGTCTCGGAGCGCCTCCAACGATGTGATTCTCCTCCCAGCCTGAAAGGCTGTCAAGAGCATCTGAGCCTGACTCTTTGCATTCTCCTTAAACGCCATGATCGCCCTCCTTCCTATAGCCCAAGAGCCGCTTGGGAAGTTCGTGCCTTGATCTGCTCCACATAATCGGGGTTTAACTCAATGAGCACCGCCTTTCGCCCCAACTTGTTTGCCACCATGCCTGTCGTGCCGCTCCCGCCAAACGGATCAAGCACTACGCCTCCCTGTGGAGCGCCCGCAAGGATGCACGGCTCAATGAGTTCAGGCGGAAATACGGCAAAGTGAGCACCTGCATACGGCTTTGTTGGCACTGTCCACACGGAGCGTTTATTTCGCAGATCGTCGGTAATTGTGACTCCAGTCCGTTTTCCGCTGTATCCCAGAACCCTGCTTGGGTCTGCTTGCGCGCGCCGGTCAATTGACCCTGCCGTTATCGCTCGTTCCTTTATAGATTCCGCGTCGTAGTAATAACTTTTGCTCTTTGTCAACAGAAACATGTACTCATGCGCTTTCGTCGGGCGGTCGGTAACGCTTTCGGGCATTGGATTTGGCTTGTGCCAAATGATGTCGGAACGCAAATACCATCCGTCCGCTTGCAAGGCAAAGGCTACTCGCCACGGAATCCCAACAAGGTCTTTAGGCTTTAGTCCATCGGGAACAATCGCGGAGTGCTTGCCTTCCATGTGGCGCTCGTTGTGCGTCTTACCCAGATTTCCAGCAGGTCCTTTGCCGCTCCCTGAATAAGAATCTCCTAGGTTGATCCAGAGCGTGCCGTCGGGCTTTAGCACCCGCTTTACCTCTCGGAACACATCAACCATGTTTGCGACATACGCTTCTGGGGTCTTCTCTAAGCCCAACTGGTTGTCGTCGCCATAATCTCGCAAGCCCCAATAGGGCGGCGAGGTAACGCAGGTCTGAACGCTTTCCGCATCCATCTGCTGCATCTCGGCACGGCAATCGCCAACTCTGATGGTGAGCGAATCGTCGGTGTAATGAATCATGCCTTCCTCCAATTGCTGTACGGGCTGCCGCATTGGCAGCCCGTACTCGCAAACCTCCGATTAGAAACTTGGGTCTAGGTGAGTCGTTGCAACACCCAACTCAACCCAGCCGCTGCCCTTCAGCGAATCAAGGTAGGTGTAGTGCTCCCACTGGTTGAGGTAAAGCGCGCTCCCCTTGCTGGTGCAATTTGCGCTGACCTTTGGCACGAACTCGCCGCGCTTGATCACAACCTTAGTTACCTTGCCTGTCTTCTTGGACCGCACGACATCTACAACCTCATCGGCGTAGCAATCGCCGCCAATGTGATAGGTGGCTGGCTGACCGACAAACGCGGTCTCAGCCTCTACACATGGCGCAACCGTGTGACCAAGATCGGCGCAATGCTCAAGAATTCCCTTCTGGGTCTTGAAGTTGTAACGCTTGTTCATCTCTAGGCTCCTTCCTTCCTACAGCCCAAGCGGGCTACGCCAATTGTCTACCCGCCTGAGCCGTAAGTCAATACCCTATTTCGTGCTCAATTCACCCCTTCTTGGCGTTTATCCACGCGATTGAGGGGCGCTGCTTGCAATACCCCTCCGAACTCTTTGGCGCTGGGCAAGCCCAGAAGTCGTACTCCCGCCCGTCGGCGGTTGTGCCGTTCCGATGCACCCATGCCAACTTATGGCGCGGGCATGCCGCGTCCTCGTCTGGCGTAATGAACCGAATCGCCTTGAGCGCCGCGTCGTACACCTCTTCTTGCCCCTCTGGCGCAGTACGAACTGGCTCATCAAACACCTTTGTTGCGGCTTCTCGCACTCGGCTGTCGTCGCCAATCTGGCGCTGCTGCGCGTTGAAGACTTCTTCTCGGCTGGCAACGCCCTTCTTGACTTCAAACCCTAGCGCGGCAATTGCTCGCCCCCACGCTGAGGTCTCACACACCATGACTTCCGAACCGCGCGTGTACGGCGTTGCGCCCGGAATGATTTCCGATGCATGACCAACTCCCGGTCGGGTGTCTTCGCGATCCCGATACGCATACGCCTTAAAGACCACTGCCTTGTCGCTGAGATGCAACATCTCTGACTGCAATGACCCTTCTGGGAACTGCTCCTTAAACGCGGTGATACGCGCCGCTACATCTATGTAATCAGACAGGTCAGGCTTCCCCATTGCTCTCCTCCTTCAAGGACATGCGTCCTACTTCACAGCCGCCGAACCCGTAGTCGGGTAGCGGAGCAGCATACTGACATGACTTGCACTGCTGCGTGTTGAATGTTGCGTGCTCTGGCTTTCCTTTGATTGACTTGGCTACCACCTGAGCAGACAGCACCCCTAGCGCCACATCCTCTGGTGTTGCCTGACGCATTACAAGGCTCCATGCCACCTTTGGTCGGGAGTACGACAGCAACGCCAACCTCGGCAACGGGGCGTTAGGGAACTGCTTGGCGTAAAGGGCGGCATAGAACCGCATCTCTGAACCGTGCAGGTCTGACATTGACTTGGCGCGCTGCCCAGTCTTGATGTCAACGATTACCGCATGCTCGGTGAATGGCGCATAGATTGCGTCTGGCGTACCAATGACCAAACCAGCCTTTGGCAACTTAACCTTGAGGCTCTCGCCGTCAATGCCTTGCGTGACCAGCCCCTGATCAACGGGCAGCGACTGATGCGCCTTGGTTACCAGCCACTCTGCGAATAGCGCGGTAGCCAACTCCACCTCTTCGGTAAACACATCCCAATCAACCGTATCGGTGAACTGCTTACCCCTGACGCTCTCCACACCGTTGCGAGCGGCAATGCTGATTTCCTCCATGCGAATGCGCTTGTCGGTGTTGTACCAAACCATGAGCGACTGGGTTGCATCATCAACGGCGGAACCAAAGTGAACCCTTTCTGGCATCGCCGCATGAACTCGCCTTCCATCCTTGTCTCGCACCTGCTCAAGGTAAACCGCCTTGCGACCGCACCAATCGGCAGCCGTGACGGTTGACTTGCTCAGACCCTTTCGTGCTGGGTCAATTGCCTTACTGGGCTTGGCTGGACTCATGTTCTGCCTCCTTCTCAAACCATCGCAGAATCGCCTCTGCATCTGCCTCTGTTGCGAGCACTCGCATCTCCGCTGAAGATGTCGCTGAGTAGAACGCGCTACCAAGCGACAGCATCAACGGTTTCCCCGGACCATCCCAACGGGCGAACACTGGACCTTCACCGTCATCTGCAACCCAGAAGACCTGATCGCCCAGTGTCGTAATCCGACGGAACTGCTGTAAGGCTTTCTTTGGCTTCTTCCATCCCGTTGCCATTACGCCCTCCCAACCAGAATTGCAATTACAATGGTGATCGCAGTAAGGACTCCGACCGCAAACTTGTCGCGGCGCTTCTTCTTCAACCTTGCAGCCTCAACCTCAAGGCTGGTTGGCTTACGCCATGTGTGGATAATGTCGTTCATGAGGTCACCACCTCAAACGCAATCCACACCAGCATCGCAATCCCAAGAGCAATCAACTGCACTCGGAAGCGATCATCGGCTTGCTGCTTTGCCTTTGCAGCCTCCTTGAGTTCCTTATAGGTCTGGTTCACTTTGCCTCCCTTGCGCCAAATAGCGCCGTCCACTTTCCGTTGATCACGGCGACTCTCGTCTTCACGCCGTTGGGGAATCGCTTCTTCAACGACTCAATTGCTGTTGCGCGAATGCGATAAGCGTCCTCCTTGCTGTCTGTCTCAACTGCCACGATCTGACCCGACACCATTGCAATTGCCGCAGCGTCGTAGTCAATGCGCGCAATCTTTCCGCGCTTGCCCAGCGTATCCGCCAAGGCTTTGTCATTCACTGCCTTAAACCCGTTCATGAATTCTCCTTCCCGCCAAGAACATTGGCGATTGCTTTGCATGCGTTGCACTGAAGATGACCAACCCAGCCGCCGCCAACCTCTGGCTCTACCTCGTTGCCGCTGGCATCAACTGTTGCGAACGCATCCTTCATCACATCGTTGCCGCAACTGCATACGGCAAAGTCTTCCCCTTCGGGGATCGTGATTGCTTCGGTCATGCACCCTCCCAAATTCTCTGCGCCGCTGCGTAATCGCCAACGGATTCCAAATCCTTCATGGTCTGCAACTCATAGGCAACTACCTGCCGCTGGTTCTCCAAATGCATCTCGTCAGCCAGCCTCCAAACAAGCGGTGACACGCTGCTGGTAATGCGGCGCAACTCCATGCCGTATTTGCAACCACCGCAGAAACCGAACTCGCCACACATTTCGTGGCACATGCAGTCATACGGCTCGCAGCAATTGCGGCGGCGCTCTCGGTGCTCAATGTCCATGAGGACATGCGCCCGCATCAAGTCCGACATGCGTGACCAGATGTTGAGAGCCTTCGCCTTATCTTCCTTCGTCAACTGGGTCATGTGTGCCTTCCTTCCTTCCTGTGCCACGGGAACTCCCCTTGGCTGAGGTAACCCTACAACCAAGGGGAATGCCCCGTCAACCCCCTAAATACGGGGGTTAATTGTTACAGCCAGCGGCGGGCGTGCCGACCGCGCTGGGCGGAGCAGGTCTGGCAACGCGCGCCGCCTTTGCCGTCGGGTAGGGCTGCCCCATGCCGACTGTTGTTTGGGCAGATGGGTTGCATCCGCTCACGAAGGGCTGCCATCGCGGCTGCCCAATCGTTCTGTTCAGGAGCCTTCATCCTGATACCTCCACTGACCAAGGCGGGCTGACAAGCCCTACAACCTTTCGGTCTACGGTAATTGTATCAAATGGGTTTTTGGGATTTTTGGAGTCCACGCTCAGGTTTGTGCAAACCCACGCTCAGAAAGAGGGGGCTTGACAAGCCTTTTAGGCTTCTTCGCAACTCAACACTGCGAGGTCTTCCCAGCCCTTCTTTGTCAACACAAAGGTCAACACGCCAGCGGGCGAATCGCCAATGCCGTATCGCTCGGTGAACCACTGGGAGCCTGAGTCCAACGCTGGGCATTGCATCCATGTTCTGCGCCCTACCGTTGCCAACTGAAGCGAATGATAGTGACCCGTGAGCAGGATGTCTGCGTCGCCTATTGCGGTTTGCCCAAGCGCCTGACCGCTCCACCATTTCTGAACTCGTGCCTGTGGCGTTGCGCCTGACCCTGACTGGTGACCGTGCGCCATGCCAATAATTGGACCGCCCTCAATCGGCTGAATGGTCTGGGTGAGTCCATTGGCTATGACGAACCGCACATGACCAAAGGCTTCTGGGTTAGCGCCAAGGATGTCCGCCGCCATTTCTACAATCGCCAAGTCGTCGTTGTCGGTAACGCCAGTCAACACTGGGCGCTGCTCGCCATGGTTACCCGGCACCGCTGCAACAACAATGCTGGCAAGGTTTGGCAACTTGCTCCAACGAACAAGAGCCTCAACCAACAATCGGCGCATGACGCGCACCTGCTGCCCGTGATCCAACTCAGCAGTGAATGTTTGGTTTGGGTAATGACCAGCAACCTGCTCAACAAGGTCGCCAAGGCAGGTGACGAGAATTCCACCTAGCGGTCGCCCCTGTCGTCGCAACTCCGCCCATCGTTCCTCTACCTCGGTAATGGCGATACCGAATCGGTCAATGGTTGCCGCAGTTCCCTCTTTGCCGATTTGCAGGTCGCCAATCACAACGGTCAACAGAGACTCGCCCGCCGTATCTGGCAACGCCTTGGGCTTGCGGCGTTTAACCATGCGCTCCAACGCCTCGTCAACTCCAGAGGGAGCCTTCTTTAGGCTGACATCGGCGCGGAAATAGAACGCTCGTTGAAGCCCTTCAGCCGTAGGCGTATCCCATGAACGAACGCTTACGGTGTCTTTAGCAACATCGTAGACAGCGGGGTCTAGACCCAACTCAGTAAGGACAAGCGACCAATCTGGCTCTTGGGTTAGCGAGCGAGCGGTAATCCTTCCGCTTGCTCCTGTGAGTTCAACACCGGGTTCCCATCCGTCTGGGTGTTTGCGCTTTGGTGACCGAGCATCCAATTGCTGCTGCAACGCCAGCAACTCGTTGATCTTCTCGCTCATCGGTTACACGCGCAATTGCCGCGTCGGTGTCGCGAAACAACATTCTGCCCAATGGCAACTCCACGCTGCTTGAGGTACAAGACCACAGCCGCAGAGGTGATGTCGGGATGGGCAAGCGCCTCGTCAATTACCTTGCCCAACTCTTTGTCGGTCAGGCGCTCTCTCCAGCACTTACCCCGTTTAACAGAGGACAGCGCAAGGATAGATTCAAGTTCTTTATTCATCTCTGCCTCCCTATGCTCCGATTACTTCCCTTTGGGTTTAACGCCAAACTGATTATCGGTCGGCTGTAGGAAGCGTACCACCACATTCAGGGCTGCGGCGAGACCACCGCTGACCACAACCTTGAAGTCGCCCGTGCTCATGTCTAGCAGCGGGGAGCCGGTGGCGAGCATCATGGCAATGCAGGTGCTTAGGAACACACGGGCTGCCTCCAGAACTGCCTCGTCCAGACCTGTGTTGTCCTTAATCGCTTTGATAAATCCGAATACACGGTTCATGCCGCTTTGTCCTTTCGTTGACTCAACCGCATGTCCAATAGCGTCAGCGGCTTGACCAGCCTTCGCGCCCCAGTCTACACGCTCAAGCCCAGCAACTGCCGCGCTCAACGCAGGGTCAGCCTCAATGACTTTCTTTGCGGGAACTGGTGTTGACGGCGGATCAACAATGACGGCGCTCTGCGTGGCGGAAATCGGGGTCGTAGGGGCAACTGAAGCAGGGGTTGCGGGGGCAATCTTCCTGCTCGGATGCGTGACGATCAGGAGCGCCTTGAAGTCAGCCTTCAATTTGCCAGCCTTTACCTTGCTGTTGGCAATCTGGCGCAACTGCTCCTCGCTCACTGGCGCGCCGTATCTCTCGGCGGCTACCTTCGTATCGCGGGTCGGGCAAGCCCATTGGAACCCGTGATCTTCGCACCAGCCCGCGCTGGTCATGTGTCCGTATCCAAGGCGAATCTTCTCTGGCGAATTTTTGCTCCACCACTTAAACCAGCGGTCGTGCCACGCGCTGATCTTGACTCCTGCCGGGTAGGACACCGGCTGCTGCACCCACACCATGAGGGCTGCTCCGCCCTTTGCTGCGGCAACTGCGTCATCCCATGATTTGGCATAGCGAGCCTTGCCGCCAAAGTGTGCAATGACCTTGACGGCTTCTGCGAGAGAGCCGCCGTTATCGGAGACACCCTGCACATCCTTGCGACCTGTGACCTTCTTCATGGCAATCACGGCTTCTGCGGCTGTCGGGGATACCTCATACTGGGAACTCCAGCCAATGGCTGCCGCGCATGATGACCATGTGCAATCGTCCAGAATCTGTTTAGCCCCCTTCAACTGGGCTTCGCTGTCGCTGTATAACTGGCTTGCAACCCTGTACAAAGGCATCAGGCGTTTCCCCCTTTAATCAGCACGGCAATAACGCGGGCTGCGGACTCAAAGGTAAGGGCGGCGGTCACGGGATGCCCTTCGGTTACACCTTCGGCATGGTCAACTCCATCAGAGCCGCGCTTCCAAAGCGTGCCGCCAAAGGCGCTGTTGTTGTCGTTAGGCACAAGCGCCACCCATTCGTCTGGGGCGGTGTCAACTCGCGTCCATCCGTTGGCGTGAATCTGCTCAATGTGATCGGTTGCGGTCATTGCTTAATTCCTCCCCCACCGAAGCGGTCCTGTAAGTAGCCAGATGATTAGCAAGCCAACAATAGCACCGCCGATGCTGTCCTTTGTACTCCCGTCTGGGGTTACAGCCCATGCCACGATCATGCCAAGCCATGTCCACGAGGACGAGGCGGCATCAAGAATTGCGTCTACGATTCTTTGCTTCATTTCCATTGCCCTTTCCGCCTCCCCCTGATGGGGTTGAACTGCCGCCCGAAGATTGGGCTGCTGCTGCCGCTGCCGCTGCGGCTTGCGCCACCTGCGTAATAACGATTGCAGGAACGATTGTACGCGCTGCCTCTTCCTTCTGTTCTGGACTCAGGTCATTGCCTAGGCTGGTCAACGCCGCAATGGCTTCTTCTACCGCTGCAACAGGGTTGGGCAACTCAATGTCAAAGATTGGCGGTGGTGGCTCCGTAGGCGAGGGGGGAGGTTCTGTTGGCGTTGGCGGCGGCTCGGTCGGACTCGGCGGCGGCTCCGTTGGTGATGGCGGTGGTTCTGTGGGGCTAGGGGGCGGGGCGGTCGGACTCGGAGGGGGCGCGGTAGGCGTTGGGGTTACGAGCGGTGAAGGGCTAGGGTCAGGAGAAGGAGAAGGGCTAGGGCTAGGTTCAGGCGGAGCAGTTGGCGTAGGGTCAGGGGATGGCGGTGTTGGCTCTGGCGTTGGTTCTGGGGTCGGCGGGGTTGGCTCATAGGTAGGCTCTTCTGTTGGGGTTGGGGTTGGCAACTCGGACGGGATAGCCGTAGGGCTGGCAACGGGAGGGTTGGGGTCAAGGATGAGCGGGAGGCTGGCGAGCAGGTCGTAATAGCCGTCCGTTGGGAATGGAGCGTCTGGGTGTAGGCAACTGCCGTCGTAGCAGACAAAGCGCCCAGACCGTAGCCGATACACGCCAGCGGATAGCGTCATGCCGATGTATGAATTGTAGGATTGCCCGTTCTTGCGGGGGTCGTCGTCATTGGCGGTCAACTGGTTGCCTTGGTCGTCGTATAGCCAAAGGACGGAATCGGTAAAGGGGGGAGAAGCGCACCAGAATGCTTCGGTGTCTGGACACAAATCTGTCTCGGCGCTGAAGAAGGTTTCGGACTCAACCACCACAAAGAAATCCATGGTGTGGTCAACCCTGATTGCGGGGTAGGCGGACTCAGCCCGTACCGTTACGACGGAAGCGAGGAGGATTGCGGCTGATGCCAGCGGCAGGAGCGCGCGGCGCATTACTTGCCCTGAGCCTGTAGCCACGCCAACAGCGCGCCGATCCCCCCTACTCCGAGCAACCCTCCAATAGCCTTGAGGACGGAAAGACCGCCCCGCATCTCGTCAATTTGGCTCTGTAGTTTGTCAATCTTGGCGGACTGAGCGTCTAGCCTGTTAATAATCTGGCGTGCTTGTGATTCGGTCATACACCCTCTACTTCAGCAAGGCGAGCCTCTAGGTCTTCCACCCGCTTCCACAAAGCGGCAATAAGTGCTACGGGGTCAATTGTATCTGGTCTTCCCTCTTCATCAACTCCGACGGCATGATCTAGCCCAGCATCCATTAACTCTTCCGCAATAAAGCCAAGGCGCGTTCCGCCATTCTCGTGAGAAATTGTTGATTTGTAGTGTCGTGCGTGAACTCTGCGCGATGCTTCCAGCACCTCGTTACCCGCGTCTACAATGTCTGTCTTAAACCGAGCAGATGAGGTAATGCGATCAAGGCGGAATAGGGAGCCTGAAATAAGGGTAAAGCGAACTCCGTTGGTGGTTAGTGTGCTTGTAAGCGGCTGATCGTTGTAGAAGACTCCATTGGACACCACATCGGAGCCTGTAATGTCGCCTGTCGCAACCATAGTTCCTGTTGCCGTAATGTTTCCCGTTACATCTAGGGAGTCATTGAGGTCAAAGTTGCCGTCATGGTCTAGCCTAAATGAACCCTGCCCGCCGGGGAAGAACGAATCCGCTACTAGTGGCGAGTACGCTGACCCGCTTGTATTCTTGATGGCGAGGCTATCGTTGCCCGCTGTTGCGCTGAATGCTCGGATAGAGCCGCCGTTGCCTCCCTTAAAGATGACTGCCCCAAGCGCACTTGTGTCTGATACGCCGATGTTGAGGTCGCCCTGAAGGTTGTGATCTCCTGATGTAGAAAGGTTTCCCGTAACTGACGCGCTGCCAAGAATCTGCGCGCTGCCAGTGCTTGTCGGGTCAATACCAATGTTCCCTGTGGTTGAGTCCAGATAGATGCTTGGGTTTGAACCAGATGTCGCAATCTCGTTTGGTCTGATCCACATAACCCCGCCGTAGAGGTAAATGGTTCCATAGCCATAGACCCCGGGCTGGCTCTGGTCCGAGAGGAGGAGTTGAATCCCGCCATGGTCAATGCGTACCTCGTGCAGGTCTACTGTCCATGCGCTCGTTGTCAAAGTGTTTACGGTCACGCCTACCGCAACTCTAATAAACGCCGCATCGGTTGGGATGGCAGGAATGGAATTGGGGTTGGCGTACACCTCCCAAGCCCATGTAGAGGCGGCTACGGTAGTAAGGGTTGATGATTTGGTATCGCTTGTTCCTATTGTTGTAGCAATGTCGTTTTGATAGAACTGCGCTTGTAGATTCACGGAAACCTGTGTTGTTGAACTCGTGCTCTTCCACGCCGACCTAGGCTGGTAGGTAAAGGTACGGGCTACGCTTCCCGGGATGGCAACATAGCGAACAAAGCGCAAATAC